AGCCGCATTCACCGCATCACAAAATTCACTTTAAAAAGGGCGGACATCAGCCAGCAATTAAACCGATGCCGCCAACTGGTACTTCACACAGCAATGTCGTTATTTACAACCGGAAGCGCACTCCCACCATTTAAATTTCACAGACAAGACCGACTCTTTATGGATACCGGAAATGCGCCTTCGTGTTGTGCCCGGTTTTATTTCACCACCTCCGGGCTTTGGTGGTATCTTTACTGAAGTTCTCACACAACCAGTAAGGAAATGAATATGCCAACGTATCTCGCCAGAGTAGAACTATATAATGCTGAGCCAGAGGATTACGAAGGGCTTCATAAATATATGCTCTCACTAGGATTCAGGAGAACGATCCCCCATGGAGATGGTTCGTATAATCAACTCCCGGACGGAACTTATGTTTCCGAAAAGGGCGGTGATATTTATCAAATTCGCAGCCAGATATCTGACTATGCAGACCGACTATCCGGGTATCGCGCGTCTGTTTTTGTTTGCGAATTCAGTCAATGCGCATGGTATTTATACCCCGCCAAGACCCGGTGAATATCCTGCACGGCCTTCTGCTTTGTAGAAGGCTTCTTCGCTATCATAATCGCCAGATTCCAGCGCTTCTTTAGCCAGCCAGATGCGTGCCCCAGTGCCTGCATTTGGCTCCAGTTGCTGGAGGCGTTTTGCATCTTCTGGGAGTAGAGCGATAACGTGTTTTAATTCTGTCTCGTTCACTTTACTCACCTGAATGTCTTCCCAACCAACGACGTGCGCCAGCTTCGGTTTTAAACGTTTTGCTTTTGGTATACGTCATGGCGGTGAATGTGCCGTCCTGGTTGGGGAACACGCCGTACACCAGAGATTCGTTGTTGCCAAGATCGATAGTATTCATGTTGACCCCATTTCCCCTTAACGCCGGGGTAGCGGAACTGTTTGCTGAGAACACCGTGCGGTGTCTTGATGAATGAAATTTAGAATAACCTAAGGTGGGTGGTCAAGATTTTTATGTAGAAAAACCTAAGTTTTTTGATGTAAAAAACACAAGTGTTTGAAAGTTTGTGCTTTTTATTACAGGGTGTGGAGAAAAAAGGGGATTATTTGTTTGCGCTTCTTTTGCGAGCTTTGAGTAGTTCTTCAAAAAGTTTGTTGAAATTTTCAACTCGAGCACGCATCTCTGACAACAGGGCCTTTTGCTCTGACTCAGGCAGTGCGTCGAACAGTTGAAGTAACTCTTTTTGATCTTCTGTCAGAATGGCTGGCTGATTATCCGGGATCGGTTCGCCTGGTTGTTTATCTTCATCCCCAAAAAGAAGCCAAGTCGGTGAGCACTGAAGCGCTTGGCTCAGTGCGAATAATCTTTTCCCCGACGGCTGTGTTTCATCTCTTTCCCATTGAGAAATTGTTACGTGAGCCACTTTGACCAGCTTACCTAATGCGGCCTGAGACAGTTTTAATTTTTTACGCCTATGTAAGAGGCGAGCACCGAAGGTTTCGTTTTTCATATTAGGGAATTCTAATTTTTCTTGACTTAGGTTTCTCTACGATCTGGTTTTCTTAGGAAAATCTAAGGAGCTCGATATGTTGAAAATTGATGCTATAGCGTTTTTTGGCAGCAAAACAAAGCTTGCCAATGCCGCAGGAGTTAGGCTGGCAAGCATTGCTGCATGGGGGGAACTGGTTCCTGAAGGTCGCGCGATGCGCCTGCAAGAGGCATCTGGCGGGGAACTTCAGTACGACCCCAAAGTTTATGACGAATATCGTAAGGCAAAACGACCTGGGAAGGTGATTCATGAAAATCAGGCATGAGCACATCGAATCAGTGCTGTTAGCCCTGGCAGCCGAAAAAGGGCAGGCGTGGGTCGCTAACGCAATTACTGAAGAATATCTGCGGCAGGGGGGCGGCGAATTGTCTCTGGTACCAGGCAAGGACTGGAACAATCAGCAGAATATCTATCACCGTTGGTTGAAAGGTGAAACGAAAGCGCAAAGGGAAAAAATTCAGAAACTGATCCCTGCGGTTCTGGCAATTCTTCCGCGTGAGCTGCGTCACCGACTCTGTATCTTCGATACCCTGGAACGCCGTGCATTACTGGCGGCGCAGGAAGCGTTGAGTACGGCAATTGATGCGCATGATGATGCTGTCCAGGCCGTTTACCGGAAAGCACATTTCAGCGGTGGTGGGTCGCCCGGCGATTCTGTCGTAGTGCATTGATTGAAATTAATCGTGCCGGATTGTTTTGTTCGGTATCAGTTAAATGTAACGCTGCGAGCGTTACAAGGTGAAAACAAATGGCTTCAAACTGGATAAAGCTCGAGGTTATTACGCCGGATAAGCCGGAAATATTCAGGCTTGCTGAGATTCTGAATATTGATCCAGATGCCGCATTAGGGAAGGTTATTCGCTTCTGGGCATGGGCGGATCAACAAATGATAGACGGTAATGCAGATTGTAACGCTCGCGGCGTTACAAAAAGTGCAATAGATCGCATCACTTTTATGTCTGGTTTTGCTGATGCGTTAATTCAGGTTGGATGGCTGGTCGAAAATGACGGTGGGCTTTCTCTACCTAACTTTGAACGTCATAACGGAAAAAGCTCTAAAAAAACGGGCGGTTACAAACGAGCGAGTAACAAAAATACGCGAACTGAAACGAAAAGGTAACGCTGCCAGCGTTACACAAACGGATCAAAAAGCGTTACCAGAGGAAGAGGAAGATCTAAATACTGATCTCCCCCTAAATCCCCCTCGCCAAAAACGAGCGTCTAAAAAATTCGAGCCGGAGGCTATTGAGCTGCCCGATTGGTTGCCGGAAACACTCTGGCATGAGTGGGTCCGGTTCAGACAGGCATTGCGAAAACCGATTCGAACGGAGCAGGGCGCTAACGGGGCGATACGGGAACTGGAAAAATTCCGTCAGCAGGGTTTTACACCTGAGCAGGTGATTCGACACAGCATCGCCAATGAATACCAGGGCCTGTTCGCGCCGAAAGGTGTTCGGCCTGAGACGTTGCTCCGACAGGTTAACACCGTCTCGTTGCCGGACAGTGCGATCCCGCCAGGCTTCAGGGGGTAACGGACCATGAAAAATATTGCGACAGGCGGCGTTCTGGAACGCATCCGCCGACTGACCCCGCCACATGTAACCGCCCCATTCAGAACGGTAGCGGAGTGGCGCGAGTGGCAACTTGCTGAAGGCCAGAAACGTAGCGAGGAGATCAACCGCCTGAATCGCCAGTTGCGGGTGGAAAAAATTCTGAATCGCTCAGGCATCCAGCCGTTGCACCGTAAATGCTCGTTTGCGAATTACCAGGTGCAGAACGACGGCCAGCGATACGCGTTAAGCCAGGCGAAATCCATCGCCGATGAACTGATGACCGGGTGTACAAATTTTGCGTTCAGCGGAAAACCTGGTACCGGGAAGAATCACTTAGCGGCAGCTATCGGGAATCGCCTGCTGAAAGACGGTCAGACAGTGATTGTGGTTACCGTGGCTGATGTTATGAGCGCCCTGCACGCCAGCTATGACGACGGGCAGTCAGGCGAAAAATTTTTGCGGGAGCTGTGCGAAGTGGATCTGCTGGTTCTTGATGAAATTGGCATTCAGCGCGAGACGAAAAACGAGCAGGTGGTGCTGCACCAGATTGTTGATCGCCGGACAGCGTCGATGCGCAGCGTGGGGATGCTGACAAACCTGAACTATGAGGTGATGAAAACATTGCTCGGCGAGCGGGTGATGGATCGCATGGTCATGAACGGCGGGCGCTGGGTGAATTTTAACTGGGAGAGCTGGCGTCCGAATGTTAGCCATTCGAGGGTTGTTAAGTAGTTTCAGGAGGATTTATGGCGAAACCTTTTACTCCCGAACAGCGGGAAGAACTGAAGACGCGAATTGTGGAACTCGTGCATCAGGACGGTCGGGTCACGATTCGGCAGTTGTCCGATGAAACAGGTATCAGTCGTGCGTCTGTCGGTCGCTTATGCATAGAACTGGTCGCAAGTGGTGATGTATATAATTCTGGCTACGGCTTATTCCCGTCTGAACAGGCTCGCAAGGACTGGCAAAGCGCCCGCAAAAAACTCTCGAGAGTAAAGGTGAGGAAACCGGTTGTTGTTGATCCGGACCTTATCTGGTCATTACCTGACGGAGAAATACGTCGCTACGACAGGCGCCTGAATATAATCTGTCGCGAGTGCCGGAAGAGCGAAGCTATGCAGCGTGTACTGGCTTTCTATCAGGGTAATTTTCAGGAGGCGATACTGTGAATGAAATTAGCTATCAGGCTTCAATTACCGCTGGCATTCGCATCAAAGGAGAGGAGCATGGAAATAAACCCAGAAGATGAGTTAAGCAATATCGTTTTATTTCCGATAAAAGAGGATGGCCCTCGTAATCAGGTTAATTTTCTTTATGAGCCATCGGAAAGACCATATTGCCATCACGCCTCTGTACGGGTTGACGAAAAAGAGCGTCAGGTCCGCTGTAAAATCTGCGGTGCGGTTGTGGAGCCGTTTGACTGGATGCTCTCTGTGGCAAAAAGAGAAACCAGACTGGCAGATGATGTAAGGCTATTGCGCCAGGAGGAACAGGAAAGGCGGAGAAATATAGAAAAGCTGATACAGATTGAGCGTAACGCGAAAGCGCGGATACGCAGGGCGACAAAATCCAGAACTGAATAATTAAATTTAGCACTGTTAAAAATTTAATCCTTAACCGGAGGGATT